TTGAGCGTCAAGGTACATTGTTCGTTGCTAAGTATGCTATGGGACACGGAATCCTCCGTCCTGAGTGTGCTATCGAACTTGTTTCCTAACTTAGGATTCTCTCTTCGGTGTTGGGGAGGTTTGGATTTGTTCCACTCCCCTTCACTGATATTTTTATTTATTAAGCTATGGCACTGACAACGAAACTAGAAGCGGTAAACATAATGATCTCTGTAATAGGAGAGTCACCTGTTAATACTTTAAGTGGAACTAGTGTTCCTGTAACCGTTACACAAGCAGTCCATGCGTTAGACGAAACCAGCAAAGCTATCCAATCAGAAGGATGGCATTTTAATACAGAGTATGATTATCCATTAGTACCAGATTCTGTTACTAGTAAGATTACTCTTCCTGTTAACACTTTAAAAATAGATTTAGACCCTGAGTTAAACACAGACACAGACGCTGTACAAAGAGGTCTTAAATTATACGACAGGAAAAACCACAGGGACACTTGGACCAAAGACTTAAAAGCTATTATTACTTTTGAGTTAGAGTTCGAGGAACTACCTGAACAATTTAGACATTACATATCTGTTAAATCAGCTCGCATCTTTGCTGCTAGGTTCTTAGGTAGTCGTGAGATAGAAGGGTTTGCTTTAAGAGATGAGATAGAAGCTAAAGCTAGGGCTATTGAAAGTGACTCAGAGAATGCTGACAGAACTATCTTTGATCACTATAGCGTAATGCGAGTAATTGACAGATAATGCCTTTGCTCAACACCAGCATTCCCAACCTTGCCCAAGGTGTATCACAACAGCCTGACAATTTAAGATACCCTGGACAGTGTGATGAACAAGTAAACGCTTGGTCCACTGTGGTGGAGGGATTAGTAAAAAGACCTAATAGTAGGTTCTTATATGATACTGACTTAGGTGCTAATATTAACTCTAATTTATTTAGTCACTATGTAGATAGAGATGATCAGAATAAATATGTTATTACCTATGACTCTGTTAACGGATTAAAAGCTTTTGATCTTACTGCTAATGTTAAGACTTCAATACATATTAACGCTCCTTCTATTGCAGCTTCTAACTATCTAAGTGCAACTAATCCTTTACAAGACCTAAGAGCTTTAACAATAGCGGACTCTACCTTTCTTGTTAATACACAGAAGACGGTAGCTAAAGACACAACCTTAAAGACACAACCTTTAGAAAAGGAAGCTTTAATATTTGTTAAATTAGGAGACTACGAAAAAGCTTATAATATTTATATAGATGATGCGTTAGTTCCTTTAGACTCTGTAACTATAACAGAAGCACACCACGATTTTAATACGAGTGGACATCCAGCTTCGACTTATATTTCAGGTCCAGCGACAGGTAGTAATGCAGGTAAACACGCAGATACAGCTGTCATCGCTAAAGACCTTGCAGATTGTATCTCTAAGTTTACAACAACAGCAACTCAAATGTCTTCTCTTACTATATCAGGAGGCACAGGGTTTCCTGTCAGTGAGTATAGAAGCACTACTAAATATACTTACGAATTTTTTATCACTCAAACAGATGTGTCTTCTAACATTACAGCATCAGGGGCTAAAGGTACTTTAACTTTTGCAGCTAACGGTACTTATAGTTCTCACGAATTAACCCATCAAGGTTCTAATTATGTGCCTACAGCTACAGCAGGGATAACAACTAACTATACAATTAGACAACACAAGACAGTTCAAAGTGTTAGTTATAATTTTTTTAGACAAAGTAAACCTGTTTTTAATACATCAACAATAGACATCACAAGTGCTAACGCTGCTAGTTATGGTTATGGGTTTCCTACTTTTACTCCTACAATACCAGGAAGCGGTGCTAGTGGTTTAACAGTTCAGGTTAAAGATAGTGTAATAAAAATAGCTAATCCTAACACTGACTTTTCAGTGAGAGTTTCTGATGGTTTAGCAGACCAAGGTTTAGGAGCTATCTATAAAGAAGTGGCTAATATTACTGATTTACCTAAGAGTTGTTTCAACGGTTTTAGAGTTAAGGTAATAGGGGATGCAGAGTTAGATCAAGATGATTACTATGTACGCTTTGAATCAAAAGATAAGGAAGATTACGGAGAAGGGTCTTGGATAGAAACAGTAGGTTGGACTAATGACGGTATATCTTCTTCAGATAAATCATTGGGAATAGAAACAACTTTAGATAGTACAACGATGCCAGTCAGATTAATTCCTGACCAAGATACAGGTAAAATAACAAGTCTAACTTTAAAAACAATTGAATGGAATATTAGGACATCAGGAGACGATTACAGTAACCCTTTTCCTTCTTTTACCGCTACATTTATTAACGATATCTTCTTCTTTAAGAACAGGTTAGGATTGTTAACAAATGACACAATAGTGTTTTCAGAAGCAGATGAATACTTTAATTTCTTTAGGACTACAACACAAACCTTATTGGATTCTGCTCCTATAGATGTAGGAATATCTCACACTAAGATCAGCATTCTTAAATACGCACAAGCGTTCCAAGAGAAACTGATGTTATTCTCAGCTAAGACTCAATTTGTACTTAGAGGTGGGGATTTGTTAACTCCTAAGACTGTTACTATATCTCCAGTTACTGAGTACGATGTATCAGAAAGTATAAGACCGTTAGCACTTAGTAGTCACATATACTTTAACTTTAAAAGAAATAGCTTTGAAGGTTTGCTAGAGTACACTGTTGATAATAACACAGAGACCTACGGAGCAGCTGAGATAACAGAACAAGTTAATAAGTACATCCCATCTAACATCGTAAGGATGGAAGGTAGTGCATCAGAGAATATGATTATCATACAATCAGACTCTGACTTTAATAAGTTGTTTGTATATAAATACTTTTGGCAAGGCAGAGAGAAGATACAGAGTTCCTGGATGTCGTTCTCCTTTACTAGGAAAGTCATAAGTTTTAAGTTTATCGAATCTACTTTGTATGTAATTACCACAGACAGTGACGGTACTTATCTAGAGGAGATACCAATGGAGAATGGATTGGTGGACACAGGTAAGAACTATTCTTTATTGTTAGACGGTAGAGTGGACGGTAATTCTTCTTATGTAGGTCTAGGTGGTTGGTATCCTACAGGAAGTGCTCCTTTAAGTATTAACGGTACTAACGTTACTAATGTCAGTTTGATCGTAGGTGCTAATGGTTTTAAATTTCAAAGCGGTATGTCTTTCTATACTAAGAACGGAAACAAAAGGACATTGACTATAGATAACGCAGACCCTACTAGAGCAGCTGTGAGTGGTCTTATCGCTAGTTTTGTATCTTACTCTAGTCATGTTACGCATAACAATAAGACATATAAATGCACACAAAACCACACAGCAGACGCAGCTAAAGAACCTGGAGTGGGTGCAAATTGGGAAGACTATTGGAGTGAAATTACTACAACTATACAAGCGTTAGCTTGGTCTTTAACAACCCCTTACATTACAGGAGGTTTATATCTTTGTGCTACAGGTCATACTTCATCACCTACTATCCTTCCTGATGCTGCTGGTTCTTTATATTGGAACGATGCTACTGGGCTTATTGATTCTGCACCTGAGTGGAGTCCAAATGGTTACGAATACATTAGTCAATATGACTTCTTTGTAGGGTACGAATACGATATGTTATATAGGTTCTCTAAGCAGAACTTAAAACAACCTACTGAAAGAGGAGGACGATCTGCATCTGATTATACTTATCAAACGATTCGTAACGGTAGTATTGAATACTCAGAGACAGGGCACTTTAATGTGGAAGTCACACCTAAATTTAGAGATACCTACACTTACACCTACAACCCAAGTTTGTTAGCCTCTGTCAGTACCCTTAATAAATTTACACCTGAGACTGGATTCTTTAAGTTTGCTGTACAAGCTCAACCAAACGACGCTACGATAGAGATTAAATCTTCTAGTGCTTTACCAGTGAAGTTACTATCTGCTGAGTTTGAATCTACAATCATATCAAGGAGTAGACGCTATGGAGGTTAAGATAGAAAAAGCTTATGCAGTGGAAGACGCTCCTTTG